GAGCGGCACAACGGCCACGTTGGACACCACGCAATACCGTGTTGACAGGACGCAGACGCCTGGAGCCGTGCGGCCGTTGTACGGCAACACGTGGCCAAGCCATCTGGTCGATCAAAACAGCGTGGCGGTGACGTGGTGGGCTGGCTACTCAAGCGACGGCACAAACGTTCCAGGGTCGATCAAGGCTGCCCTGCTGATGCTTGTGGCACACCTGTGGCGCAATCGCGAAGCGTCGGCAGAAGCGGCACTGACAGAAGTGCCGTTTGGGGTCAAATCGCTTTTGGACACCATGCGTTGGGGGAGTTACCGGTAATGCCACTTGACGCCGGAGATCTGTGGGCGCGAATCACCGTCGAGCAGCCCACGTCAACGCAGAACGAGGTTGGCGAATCAACGCTGACGTGGGCCACGTATGCAACCGTGTGGGCCGATATTCAACCGTTGGGAGGCAGAGAAGCCGAGCGCTACGCGGAAACAATCGGCTTGTCTACGCACAAGGTGACGCTGCGATATCTGGACGGGTTCACCTCAAGCATGAGAATCATTTACGACGGCAGAACGCTGGAAATAGGGCAGGTAAACGAGCGTGAACGCCAATGGATTCATGAAGCCATTTGCACTGAAAAGGTCACCACATGAGCCTAGTGGAAGCACCAGAAGCGTTTCTGTACCAGCGGCTGACAAGCCAGACGGCGGTTTCTTCGCTTATCGGAAGCAAAGTGTTTCCGATGCTGGCGCCCACTGGAACGGCGTTGCCGTTGGTGGTGTATCAGCGCACCGCAGTGCAACGCCCACAGTCTCTGTCGGGCAACGTTGGTCAACCAATCATCACCATTCAACTGACAAGCTATGGCACGTCGTACAGCAGCGTCAAAAGCCTTTCGCGGGCCGTACGGCTGGCGGTGGATGGCTGGACGGGAACCACGTCTGGCGTGACGATCACACGCACCACGCTGCAAACCGAATCTGACGGCGTAGAAATGCCGGCTGATGATCAAATGCTGCCTTACTACAACGTACAACAGTCGTTTGATTTCCGCGTCACAGAGGCTACGTGATGAGCGTTCCGGCTGTCACCATTGAGTGGAGCGACCAACAACGCGCTTCTGGCAGGGCCGCCGCACCGCAACAGGCGCACATTCAATTGGCCTTGGAAAAGATTCCGCTGCACATCAGCGCTTCCGCACAGGCTGAAGCGTGCCGGCGAGCAGCTGCGCCCGGCCTAGCAGCCTTGCGAATGAATGTCAGCAAACTTGGCCGCGTCACAGGCCACCTCCAGGCGGCCGTTGCTGTCAAAACGGAGACATACCAAAACGGCCCGTATGGCGTTGGCGTGGCGCTGGTGGGATTCGTGAAAGGAGTGGCTCAGCATTCCCATTTGGTGGAGTTTGGCACAAAAAAACGCAAGCTTAAACGGGCCAAGGTGTTTTCTTCATTTGAAAAGCGCGGCAAATGGACTGGCCCGGCCCAATACCCGCAAAACTTTGTGCGGCGTATGCCTGGTGGCGTGGTCGGAAAAATGCCAGCCTTTCACCCGGTGACGAGAGCGTATGAATCCACGCTTGGGCAAATGACAGCAAATCTTAAGTCTGAAATGGAAAACCTTGCCGATCAAGCCCTAAAAAAAGCCGCCGGCTGACGCTGCAAGGATTGCGGCCAGCACCGCTAAAAAACACGTAGGGCACAGCCCAAAAACCACAGGAGCGATTTTGCCATGCCAGCGTCGGACTCACAGGGCAACAATTTTGTGTTTGCGGGCAGCACCTACACAGCCACCAACGTGGCCGTGAACTACGGTGGCGATCTGCTGGAAACGTCGCACCTCGGCCTGGCCAGCGGCGCCAACCGCACCTACATTTCGCCGGCGCTGAAGGACAACGAAATCACGGTTGACTACTTTGGATCGGCCGCCATTACCGTTGGCAGTACTGGAACGTTGGCCTTTGCGGGTGCAACCTACGCGGCAACGACATCTGGCGGGTCTGTCACCTATGCCGTAGGCGAATTGGTCAAGGGCAACGCCACCTTCAAGGTGCAGTGACACCTGGGGGCGGCCGTGGCGTTCGTCTCGCAGGGCACAACCGTAACGTGGGGCGGCACGACGCTGGGCGAAATCGTCAGCGTAAGCGTGTCTGGCATATCCGCAGATGTTGTGGACGTGACGCCACGCACGTCTACGGCTAGGGCCAAAGTGTTTTCCCCAGCCGACGGCGATCCCGGCAGCGTTTCAGTTCGGGCGCGTGCAACGGCCGCGATGTCTTCAACCAACGTTGGCTTGACGGCTGCCTTATCAATAGGCGGTGCCGGCGTTTCGTGGTCTGACGCGCACGCCATTTTCCAAACTTTGGAATGGTCTGCGTCAACCGGCGAACTGCAGGAATTTACCGCCACATTCAAACTGGGAGGCCGCTAGTTATGGGTTTGACAAAGGATCAAATTTTTGGTGCTGATGATGCAAATTCACTGCGAGTTGAAGTGCCGGAATGGAAAGACGCTGAAGGCAACCCTGGGATTGTGTTTATTCGCGTCATGACTGTTGGAGAGCGAGACGCCTACGAAAACGAATGGCTGAGGAAAAAGGAAACCGGAGTCGACGATTTCCGCACCAAGTTCTTGGTGCGCTGTTTGGTTGATGAATCTGGCAATCGACTGTTTGACAACGGGGACGTAACCAAACTGGCGACCAAGTCAGCAAAGGTGGTCAATCGCCTGTGGAAACTGGCGATGGATCACAACAGCCTTTCTGATTCCAGCGTGGAGGAAACAGCAAAAAACTAAAGGCCCGGCCTGATCGCGTGTTTGTGTTGCTGTTGGCAGGCCATCTAGGCATGACAGCTGCAGAGCTTGGCACGCGAATGACGGTCGGGGAATTGCGAGAGTGGATGGCCCTAGATCGGTTTTTTGAGCCGATCCCACGGCCGTGGAGACAGACCGGCGTTTTAGCGGCAATGTCGGCTGCGCCGTACTGCAAAGGCAAACCGCCGCACCCAGACGATTTCATACCGATTCACAAATCACCGATGACTTCGGCCGAAATAGCGGCAGAACTTTCCAAGTTGAGCGGGTTATCCAATGGCCAAAATGGATCTGGCATTTCAGCTGAGCGCTAACGCCAGCGGCATGGATGCCGGCGTTAAGGAGGCCGTCAAGCAACTGGAAAATGTTGGCAACGGCGCGCAGCGCGCGTCGGCGGAATTCCGCGAAGCTGCCAAGATCACCAAGGAATTGCGAACACCAACAGAAGTCTACGCAGACACGATTGGCAAGCTAGACAAGATGCTTGCCAAGGGGCTTTTGTCGCAAGAGGTGTACGCCAGGGCCGTGACCAAGGCTGACGCAGAACTAAAAAAAGCCACCAGCAGTGCCGAAGACATGGCTAGGGCTGCAAGCGGTGCCGAACGCGTCATCAACGGCCTTTCCGGCGCAATTGAAGGCATAGGCAACGCCACCAAGTCAGTGGCCGATGCCGGCGTGTCTGTGATCGCGTTTGGCAAAGACGTTGCGTGGACATACCTGCAGTGGAAAGTGTTTAGCGCGCTGCGCAGCCCGGCAGGGCTGAAAGATTTTGCCGTAGGTGCTTTAAAAGCCACCATGACGGCGCGCACGCTGGTGCTGGCTGCCAAGGCCATGGGAGTTGGTTTGGCTTTAGGTGGCGGTGCCGCCGGGACGGCTGCTGCTGCGGTGCTTGGCCTGACCAACCCTTTTGTTGGCGGCGCACTTCTGGCTTACAACTTGGGCACTGCATTTCTTGAAGCCAAAGATCGGGCGTATGAGCTTGCTCGAAATGTTGGAGAGTTAAACGGCAACTTGACCGCACTTAAGGCTGACCTTGGAGACATCCGCGTAGATCAGCTGGATAATTTGGCGTTTGCCCTAGAAGAAGTAGATGCGGCTGGCAAGCGATCCAGCGATGCGTTTTCGGCGTTTGGCGATGTGTTTGTGACGCCGTTTGTCGGTGCATTTGCCGCCATAAATTCTGGTTTGGCGGGCCTGACTGATGGAATCAGCAGCATTATGGAAGGCATCACGTCGATTCTGGCGCCAATCGGCCAGGTGCTGGCTCCCGTGCTGACGTTGTTTGGAACGGCCATTGAATTGGTGCTGAAACTGATTGGCGTTCTTGGCGATGTGGTCGGCATCATTCTGAAGGTTGCCGGCGCGGCCCTGCATACGTTCTTGTCTCCATTCATCGTTGGCCTAACAAACGTAGCCGACACGATCCGCAGCGGAATGAACGCTGCTTTTGATTTCATAGGATCGCGCATTGATTGGGCCAGCAAGAAGATCAAAGATTTCTACGCCTACATGAGCAAGGTGCCGATCATCGGCCGCGCGTTTGCCGGTGGCGACACTTCCGGCGATCAAGGAGTTGTGGCTGCAGCTGGTGCAGGGCAAGCTGGCGCCAATACGCAGGAGTCTGCATTGGATGCGGAATTGGAATTATATGGCATTCGGCGGCAAAACGAAGAAGCAATAGCCGAGGCTCGAAAAAAGGACGAGTCGGAAAGGCTTGATGCTGAACTGGAAGCGTATGGCGATCGCCGTGCGATGGAGCAGGAAATTGAAGACGCACGCAAAAAGGCTGCCTCCGATCAACTTGATGCGGAACTCAACGCGTACGCTGAACGCCGGGCGTTAGAGCAACAAATTGAAGAGGCCAACCGAAAGCATCAAGAAAAAGTAGCCGAGAAACAGGAAGAAATTGACAAGATAGTGGCCGAGCGCAAAGCGGCCCTAAACGGCAAATCCAACGAAGCGCTGCAAGGCAATGACGTGCGTTCGTCTGAAGGCATCAAGACTTTTATGGCTTTGATGACCGGCCGCGAAGATCCGGCGCTGATTGAGAACAGAAAGGCCAACGCCAAGTTGACCGAAATGGTGCGGGAACTTCGAGCATTGCAGCAGGCGCCCGTAGAAATCTTGGGTGCGGCGGCGTAATGGCAATTATTAGCACAACAGAACTGGCAACCGTAACGGCGGGGCGAAAGTTTGGCGAAGCGCCAACGTTCACCCGTCAGTTTGTCGTTGAGGTAGACAGCCCCACCACGGCGCAAACGGACATTGTGAATTCCGTTGGCATTGTGTTTCTGGACCCACACCCAGAGGCTGCGTATTGCGTTGCGTTTGACACGAAGGTCAGCAACTACAACGGTAGCCGCTGGCATTATCTGGTTGAGTGGTCGTATGAGTTGCCCAAGCAGGCCAACACCGACAAAAACCCGCTTAGCCGGCCAGACATTTGGAAGTTTACCACCAGCGGTTTGGCGGTTCCGGCGCTCTACTACTACGACGGCGACGGCAACGGCGACATTAGGCCGCTGCAAAATACGGCCAACGACTACTTTGAAGGCGTGACAACTGACGTGTCGGTGCTCGAGGCCCACATCAGTGGCAATCGCGCAACGTTTGATTTTGGTTTAGCCACCCTGGCACAGAACGCGCTGAATGACGCTCCGTATCTTGGCGGTGCTAAATGGTGCTGGAAATGTGAAGGCATCAGCGGACAGCCTGCCGTTGAGGTAGTGAACGAACAGGAATTGCGTTACTGGCAGGTTGAGGTGACGCTGAAGTATCGCCCAGATGGATGGCCGCTGCAGATACCCAACGTCGGCTGGAACTTCATTGACGCCGTGGGTGGTGCCAAAAAGCGCGTGTACGTTCTGGACGCCCAGAACAACAACGAACAAGTGCCGTCCGCAAATCCGCAGCCGCTTAACAACGACGGCAGCCTAAAGGCCGCAGGCGGAGCGCCAGACATCTTGGTGCGGCGAGTGGCGCCCACTATCAATTTTTCACAATACTTCGGCACACCACCCAACTGAGGAAACAATGGCCGACATCAACTACAGCGTAAACGTAAACGTCTCAAAAGGCAGCCTGAACCAAATGCTGGTGGCGTCTGGCGTCACGGCCAGCATGGCCAATTCTGGCATGGTCACGCAGACGCTGTCGCCTGGCACAAACGCGGCCGGCACTGCTGCCATCAGCACCGCCAGCATGACGGCCGTAGGTATGTTTTTCGCTCGCAATCTTTCCACGATCAGCACAGCCAGCGTGTCGTTCGGCCAGTTGTCGGCCGGAAGCCTGGTGCCAACTGTGACGCTGCTTGGCGGGGAAGTCGCCACCGGCCGCCTAGCCGCTGGCAGCTACGCGTGCCAAGCCAACCTGACCGGCACCAGGCTCATAATCTCCATCCTCGAGGGCTGACCACATGGCCAGCCAAGGGGCATCCGGCGGCAATCAAGGCGCCGGTTCCGAATTTGCCAAGTTCACAAAGCCTGCTGCGCAACGCATAGCCAAGGCTGTGTTGCGAGTTGAAGGCGGCAACCGCGATCAAGGGCCTCTAGGGTTTGAACACCACGTGCAGACTGGCGGAAAGGTTTTCCGCGTTTGCTCGTTTACCGGGACGTGGTCGAAGGGCACCACGCACACCACCAGTTTCTACGGCGTCACCGCCACGCCTAACACCGTAGCCGCCACGAATCTGTTTGTGGATGTGAAATCCTGCGACACGGCCAGCAGTTCCGTTACCGCTGCGTGCGCGATCGCCAAATACGCTGGTACGTGGTATCTGATTTCGGCGGAATGCGGCTGCTCATGATTTTGCTGCCTGGATGCCAATGCTGTTGCCCGTGCGGGCCAGGCACGCTGCCGTGGGACGAAGAGCACAACGTCGCAATGTCCATAGGCTTTTCTGGTGGTTCAGTTGGCATCTGCCAAAATGAAGGCACGCCGCTGGCGTTTATAGAATCTGGTCTCCCGCCAGGCCATCCATACTACTGCCAATACTCATCCGACTATGATGTAACAATCAACGACCAACCATGCACGGTGACAATTTATTACGTTGTCAGTGGGCCTAATTGCACGCTTGGCGTCACTGGATGGTCGCCAAGCTGCGACGTAACTGTTACCGTTAGTGTTGACGGCGGGCCTTGTTCGTGATTCGCCAACTCGAGTGCCGTGACGGAAGCACGTCCTGCCCGTGCGGTTTTTCCATGCCATGCAGCGGCACGGTCTATCACCAGTGCATTAGGCGCGGCCTGGGCGATCTGGTCAAAGCCGGGCTTTCCGCAATTGGCATCACCGAGGAGCGTGTCAGCAAGGCCATCGGCAGGCCGTGCGGATGCTCCAGGCGGGCCGAGAAGTTGAACGAACTAGGCCGCCGCATCGGTATCGGTTGACGGCTCTGCCACGATCCAAGGCGAAGGGATGGCAGCCGTGGCCGAAGATCACCACATCACGATTGACGGCAAGCGTTGGCTGCTGCGGTTCACCAGGCTGAAAGGTGGCGCTGCTGGTTGGACGTTTTTTGATAACGCCAAGCGGCCACGAATCCTGATTGACGACCAACTGCGTGGTGGCACAAGGCTTGAAACGATCGTGCACGAGTTGCTGCACGCCTGCCTTGGGCCAAGCATTTCCGAAGAGGCTGTCACGGAAGCGGCCAGGGTAATCCGCAGAACGCTGGTGGCCCTCAACTACAGGGAGCTCAAGGATGGCGAAAGGTAAGCCGACGCTGCTGGCTAGTATCCAGCAAGCGGTTCACTCGTCCCGAACGGGCTGGTGGGACCGGCTGCCTGCTGAGGCGCAGGCCGAACTGCTCGAGGTGAAGCAGCAATATCAATCCGGCGAACTAAAGTGCCCGCCTCACCAGTTGTCGCGGTTCGTGGTTGCAGCCTGCACTGAGCGTGGCTGGCCCGCCCCTGGCGTCCACGCGGTGCTCACATGGCTAAGAAAAAGCTGACCGACACGATAGCCGAGAACGTTGCCGACGCTGACCGCCTGGCGGCGGATGCCGAACTGGCGCGGCTGCGGTCCGAAGTGGCTAGCCTGAAGCAGCGGTACAAGGCGGCGTTGGCGGCAATAGACGCGGAGAAGACGCGCGCAGATGCCATTGCCAGCCTTGCCGGAATGCAGGCCCGGCGACCCTTGACCAAAACTGTCAAGGGGAAAAAGCATGCGGCCACGATGGTGGTGCTGCTGTCGGACGTGCATTGCGAAGAACGGGTAGACCCCAGCACAGTCAACGGGCTGAACGATTATTCGCTTGACGTATGCCAATCGCGGCTGGACGAATTGCAGCAGCGGTTCTTCGGACTGCTTGAGCACGAACGCCAGTTGGCCCGCATTGACCGTGTTGTGGTCTGGTTGGGCGGCGACTTCCTAAGCGGTCACATACACGACGATACCGCCGAGTTGGCCCAGTTAGCACCGCTCGCAGCCACCCGCTGGATTGGCGAGCGGCTGGCCGGATTCATCGACGCCGTGGCAGAGAACGCCAGCAGCGTGATCGTGGCCACTAATAGCGGCAACCACGGCAGAAGCACGGATAAGTTGCGGATCGGCACGGAGATGGAGCACAGTTTTGAGCAGCACCTGTACCTGACGATGGCGGCTGCTGAGACACGCAAAAACGTCACGTGGCAGGTAGGCACTGGCTACCTGAACTATGTGGATCTAGACGGTTTCCGCGTGCGGTTTCACCACGGACACGCCGTGAAATACCAAGGCGGCATCGGCGGAATCCACGTGCCGCTAAATAAATCGATCGCGGCATGGGATGCCACCGAGCGTGCAGACCTAACGTGCCTTGGCCACTGGCACCAATTCAGTTGGGGCCGTGCTGGTCGGTATGTCAGCAATGGCAGCGTGATTGGACACAGCGCATACGCTGTCCGAATCAAGGCGGCTTACGAAGCCCCATGCCAGGCGGCCATCGTCATTGATCATGGCCGGCATGAGGTCACCAAGGCCATGCCGATCTATTGCGACCGCGATCTAAGAAAAGGAACCAAATGACACAAGCCGAGATCGAAGACGCTAACGAACTTATCCGCTCCGCCGTAGCCATGCGACGTGAACGGCAGGCCGCAGGCAAGCCGCACGACGAGTGGTACGACCTGTCACCGGCCGTAACGACGACAACCAATATCGATCCGAAAAGTCAGGGCTACGAAGTGGACGGCGACGATTCCGAATCCTGCTGCGATGGTGGCCAGTGCCACCCGCGAAGCCTGGGAGAAGGCGTGATCCGCAGCGGCGTGCACCCAACGTCACAGAAGTTCTTTGACCTGTGTGATGCCCTGAAGGACATGCACCGGAGGAAGAGCCGGGACTACGGCTGTCCCAGCGGCGAAGATCCGCTGGCGAACATCCGCAACGGTGCGAAGTTTGTCGGCATCCCTTCATGGAAGGGCGCGATGGTCAGGCTGAGCGACAAGGTGACGAGGCTGGCCGCGTACAACGCAACCGGG